TATGGAGCTCTTTATGGCGCAGCTCACACATTTTCATGCTTGTGTTCTGGCGTGCAGGCATGTAAGTTGGTACCAACAACAAACCAAAGGGAGGGTCGCCATGATGGTGATGAAGAGGGGCGCGGAGCCCACGATGAAGCAGCGTCGCTTTATTGAACGCTTGGTCAATAACTACACGGGTAATGTGTGGGACCTCCTTGCGGACGTACATAAGGGTGGGTATAATATGTACGACATGCCTTCTCTTTTCACTGCCACTGGGTACCTCACTCGTGCAGAGGCCAGTGAGATCATTGATAGGATGATAAAGAATTGATCACTAACTATGTAGCGCTCTATATGGAGCAATATAGGGTCGAGAAGGGGACGTATGTTCTTCCCTGTACGAACACAGTGATTGTATATTGTGGCCCCGGGTATTGGCAGATTGAGAGCAAGGAAGCGGACGACGAAGAAGTATGGAAGGTACTACAGAAGGAATGGGAATGCACTGGAAAGACGGGGCACTCATTGCGCTGATTGGGTCTTATAGGATTTCTGACACGTCGTATTATTTCCCTCACCAGAATATGACCGTACGGTTTATTGATGGGGCATGGTACTTGAAGACGGTTGAAATTTCACGCGAGCACGTTGCTGAGATTTATTCTACCGAGATTTATTTTGAGGAGGACGAGGAAGATGAGGAGTAAGTGGACGAGCGGCGACACTGCGATGCTGATTGTGATGATTGTGCTCACAATGATTGCCGCGTACTGGTTTTTGGTGAACTGCATTTTCTATGTTTCAGTCCAGAATATTGAGAAGAGTTATGAGCAGGGATATTCTTATTCAACTCGTGTGCGCCCTGTCGAAGACGGCAACAAAGTTCAGGATGGAGACCCCGTCTATGATAGTGGAAATATCATCGACTTCATCGTGGGTGGAGACTAACGGCCAGTTCGCGGCATTCAATGATCCGCATGAGCTGTTGGATTACATGGCTGAGAGAGGCCTCGTATGAAGTGGCGGAAAGAGTTTAATTTTTATGACTTGACATCGGACGTCTTGTTTGAGGTGAGTGGAGATAAGTGTACATGTAAGTTCATGAACTTCACACTCAAAATCTTATCGTACCATGACGCAACTAGTGTTGTTATGTGCCAACCAAATGACTTTCACCCAATATTCGAACTGCATATGCAGTCATTGATCGACCTTTCATCTAAGGAAGATGTTGAGTCACTGTTTGGTTTATGTGTAGAGACATGCTCACAAGAGAAAGGAGTGTACGCATATGAAACTCACTGATCACAAGAAGAAGTTCACTGCGTATGGTGATATTATCGAACTGTCGTACAAGTCGGCGAACACAGGGCAGTATATTGTCAAGTGCGACAACCCCAAGATGAATATTCTGATCACTGACGACAAGTCTCACGTGATTGCACAGGTTCTGGAAGGCTACCGGGTGAAGGCGGCCGCTTCCATGCCGTCATTGGACACAACAGATGAGGAGATTCACTTTCTGACATCAAAGGTTATTGAGCTTTCTGCGAGGGAGGCGGGCGTGGCCCCGATCCCCGACGCGAAGCTCAACGTCAACCCCGACCCCACACTTTTCTGATACAAACAAAGGAGAAACACTATGTCTACCGATATCGCTCGAATCAACCTGAACGCCGAGATGCAGCACGCGGGTTTCTTTAGTACCGTCGACGCTTCCACTGACGAGGGTAAGAAGACTGTTTACACGGCTATCAACAGCGCTGAGAGCCTGCGTGAACTTGTCGGCAGGACTGTGAACGTCGTTGATTTCATTGTCCAGGAGGTGGAGGTCGTCTCTGACGAGACGGATGAGACCATTTCTGTGCCCCGCAGCGTGGTTGTCCTCGACGATGGTAGCGTGTACGCTGCCACCTCTAACGGGATCTTCAACTCGATTCGCAACATCCTGTCGATCTTTGGCTCGCCTCGCACCTGGGGGGCTCCCCTGACGGTGAAGGTGGATGAGAAGTCGACGCGCCGTAACACTATGTTCCGTTACCTGACCCTGTCGGTTGTGTGATAGGATCTAACCGCTAGAAGGGATGGTCGCTCCTCCCGCCCCACGGGATGGGGCGGGAGGAGTTTTTTCATGTCATTGTCGGATCTTCGTGCGAAGGCTCACATGTTGCAGGCTAGGGCGGATCAGAAGATTGCTCAGATCAAGGCTGGCACGTATGCGCCTGAAGGCACGCGCGGGACTACGATGGATCACATCAATAATGGGAAGTACGGCGTGGATATTACGGGGACGAAGTATGATCCGCGTAAGCCAACGATCGACCGCATGACTAGGAGGCAAGTGGAGGTCCATATTGAGAGGCTTGAGAATTTCAACTCGAATGTGGTGGGCTACTACCGGGGTGCGGGCGACAGTATTATTTCGAAGCATGCGATGGCGCGGGTGATCTATCAGTACGATCGGGACAACAAGCTGAAGGCTGCCGAGCGCAGGGAGATTGGCGGTACGTTCATCCCGTGGGTGGGTGTGCCGGTTGACGAGTATGATGAGCACTTTAGGCCGAGGAAGCAGTATTTGGAGTCAGGGACCAACTACTCCTACAACAAGAAGTCGCTCCCTGTGCCGACACGATACTACTCCGATAAGGGCGCTCTTCGGATTGCTGACGCGATTGCTGAACAGAACACGACTCGCGGCAGGCAGAAGAATATTCGTGCCGCCCGGAATCAGATTGATGAGATGATTCAGCGCATTGGGACGTCTCAGTACGCGCAGTTGAAGAAGAAGATCGACAACCTTGATGACAAAAAATTCTGGTTCCTGTGGTCTAATGATTCAAAGTTCGCTGACGAACTTTCCATGATGTATGACGGGGTGGCGATGCAGGGTCAGGAGGGTATTGCGCAGGGGTATTTGGATGGCCTTGTTGATTCTCAGGAGACGGTGGCTGACAACCTTTCCGAGATGGTTGACATGGCAGATTCACTTGATTTTCAGACCAGCCCTGAACTAGCGAAGGAGCGCCGGCGTGCGAAGCGCAAGAAGCAGCGTGAAGCAAAGAAACGGAAGCAGCGCAGAGCGGCACGTCAGGGTCGCGGACTTTGAGTGCACGACAGATCCGGAGGATTGTCGGGTGTGGTGCTGGGGGTCTATGAGCGTGCATGATCTTGGCAGCTATGCGACGGGGCTGGATATTGATTCGTTTTTTGATTGGTCGTCAGAGAACCCGTCTGTCACTTATTTCCACAACTTGGCGTACGATGGGTCGTTCATTATTGACGCACTGCTGAGGCGGGGATATGTTCATGTCAAGGATAGGCCTGAGGCCCCTCAGTCTTTTTCCACGCTTATTGATGGGATGGGTAAGTTCTACAGCATCACGGTGAATTTTGAGGGTCAGATCACCGAGTACCGGGATTCGTACAAGAAGATCCCTATGCCGGTGAGTGCGATATCGACGGCGTTCGATGTTCCGGAGTCTAAGGGGGAGATCGACTATGACTCGCTTCGTCCGGAGGGCTATGAGCCGTCTGATGAGGAGTGGAATTATCTGCGAAGGGATGTGCTGATCGTGGCGATGGCTATGCGTGAGCTGTTGTCTCAGGGGATGACGCGCATGACGGCGTCATCTGATTCCATGGCTGAGTACAAGGATTCCATTGGTGGGGCGGGCCAGTTTTCGAAGAGGTTTCCTACGCTTAGCACTGAGGTTGACGCGAGTGTCCGTGACGCGTATAGGGGAGGTTTCACGTACGCTAATGTTTTGATGGCGGGGCGTCTTGTTGGTGCAGGGTCTGTTTATGACGTGAATTCGTTGTATCCGTATGTGATGTCAACTCGGCCTTTGCCGTATGGTAGTCCTGAGATTTTTTCGGGCGACCCTCCGATGGAGGGTCTTTGGGTGGCGTCGGCGTCGATTGTTGCGCGCCTTAGGGATAGGCATGTTCCTTGTATCCAGGTGAAGAAGAACCCGTTTTTTCGGGGCACGGAGTATCAGACGTTGATTGAGGAGCCGGTGACGTTGTCTATGTCGTCGGTGGATTATGCGCTGTGGTCTGAGCAGTATGATCTAGAGGTCCTAGGGTGGCATGGCGGCGTTTCTTTTGCGTCTTCCGAGGATATGATTGTGGATTATGTTGACAAATGGATGCATGTTAAGGAGGTCTCCACCGGCGGGAAGCGGACTATTGCTAAATTGTTTCTTAATTCGCTGTACGGTAAGTTCGCCAAGAACACAGATGTGACAGGTAAGATTCCTGTGCTCGAGAATGGGGCGGTGAAGCTGAAGAAGGGACCGCATGAGACGTGTGATCCGGTGTATACGGCGTTGGGGGTGTTTGTGACGTCGTGGGCGCGGGACTACACGGTGAGGGCGGCGCAGAGGAACTTTGATAGATTCCTGTATGCTGATACTGACTCACTGCACTTGCTGGGGACAGAGCCGCCGGAGGGGTGTGTGGTGCATCCGACGCATCTGGGTGCTTGGAAGCATGAGGCGAATTTCACGGAGGGCGTGTACGTGAGAGCGAAGCAGTACAGTGAGGTGATTGAAGGCAGACCTGACACGCATATTGCGGGTCTGCCGCGTAAGATTGCTGCGACCGTGTCGCCTCGGGATCTGCTTGCGCCGCATGAGTGGCATGGTAAACTTGTTCCACAGAGAGTTAAGGGCGGGGTCGTCCTGAAAGAAACAACATTTTCTTTTACACCTATAGGAGTTGAATAATGGCCAAGAAGGAGAAGGTCAATTTCACTGTTCGCATTAACAAGGACGTTATTGATTTTATTCGTGCCCAGCATTGGGTGCTCCAGCGTGAGACCGCTGACATTGTGCGCGACGCGATCACCGACTGGGCTCACGCGTACGGGTACACAGAGGCTCCGGACTCGGAAGGCGACCCTGAGAGCGACGCCGCGTGACGACGGGTGATGCCGTGCGGCGGTCGGTAGTGCACCTCGTCAGTGACTGAGGGCGTCTACGACAATCCGGTGAAAAAATGGTAGGCTGGGATCACTAGGTGAATCCCAGCCTACCGCTATATGGAGGTAATAACATGGATTTCGAGGCACTGATCAATGCAGTGCAAAACCCTGGTGAAGGCGGGGTCCCGCCCACCATCTACGACGACATCAGGGCCACATATCAAGGCGTGCAGGATCAGTTCTCGTCCGCCCAGGCCAAAATCGGTGAACTCACCGAGTCAAACAACACCCTCGCCGATCAGCTGAACGCCATGAAGGCGGCCAACTACGACCTGCTCACCCAGGTGAACGCACAGTCCTCCCCCGAAAAGAGCGAGGACAACGAGGGCGGCGGCTCCGACGACTCCGATGACGAAGAGGACGACGGCGGGATCGACGCTTTCTTCGAAAAGCGTGACGACAACAAGGAGGACAAGTAATGCCCAGCAAGAACCTCGGCAAGATCCGGAATATTGACAATGCGGAGATGCTGGAGCGGATCCGCAACGACGTGGGCGGCGACTATAAGCGCCGTATCCCCTCGGTCACGAAGGGCAACATTTCGCAGACGCTCGCAGCCCTCACCAAGTACCCCCAGCACTGGAACGAGTTCACTGACGCCCTGGTGAACCGTATCGGCTCCTACTACACGCGAGACATCTCCTGGAAGAACCCCCTCGCCGTCTTCAAGCGGGGCATGCTGGAGTATGGTGACACGATCGAGGAGGTCCAGATGGGCCTCATCCAGGCCTACGAGTACTCCCCCGAACGGGACTACATGGAGGAGGCCCTGTTTGCTCAGAAGAAACCGGTCGTCGCCTCCCAGTTCCACACGATCAACCGGCAGAACATGTACAAGATCACCGTCAACCAGGACCTCTTGAAGAGGGCGTTCCTGGAATCCGACGGCCTTCAGAAGTATGTGAACCAGATTCTCGCGGTGCCCACCACGAGCGACCAGTGGGACGAATTCCTGCTGATCTGCTCGCTTTTCGCCGAGTATGAGAGCAATGGGGGCTTCTGGCACGCGAAGTGCCCCGATCTCCAGACGCTGAGCGCCAGCGACGCGGATGCGAAGAACCTGATCAAGCAGGTTCAGGCCTACGCCGGCAACATGTCCTTCATCTCACGGCAGTACAATGCCGCCCACATGGAGACGTTTGCGAAACCCGAGGACCTGGTGCTGATCACCACCCCCGAAGTACTCGCAAACATTGGTATCGAGGCCTGGGCCGGCGCTTTCAACGTCGAGTATGCCCAGATGGAGGGCCGTATTGTCACGATCCCGAAGGCCAATTTCGGTATCGACAAGGCGCAGGCCATCCTCACCACGAAGGACTTCTTCGTGATCGCCGACAACCTTCTGGAGAACCAGAGCCAGGTGAACCCGGCAGGCCGGTACACGAACTACTTCATGCACCACCGGGGCATCATCTCCTCCTCACTGTTCGTGCCGGCGGTCCTCTTCTGGACCGGGGACGACGACAACGCCATCACTATCACCCCGAAGCAGGTCAAGATCGTCATGGGTCAGGTGAAGGAACTCCTCACCGACAAGGTCGTCTCCGACTCCTACAAGGCCACCCCCGGCCGCACCTACCTGGCTGCCGCCAACGTGACGGCGACGGACGCGGATCAGGTGGAGTTCGGCGTCTACTACACGGTGACCGGGGCGTCCTCGCAGCACACCCAGATCGACAATGAGGGTATCCTCAAGATCGGGATGGACGAGACCTCCGCATCTCTGACGGTGCTGGCGACCCTGGGGTACGTGGATCCGGCGACGGGTAAGCGGGTGACGAAGACCCCGGTGTCGACCGTGGTGCCCGTCTACTCTAGCGCGGCGAAGAACGTGTGGCCGCGCACCTGAGGCGCGCCCTATGCTGCCGGCCCCCACAACGGGTGTGGGGGCCGGTTCTTTCTCTCTATTTCGATACCGCCGGTTGCGATACCGATCGGGCACCCCTATTTCGATACCGCCGGTTGCGATACCGATCGGGCACCCGTGTGGTAGTATCTTCTTATGGCACGCATCGATTCTGACAGGCGCCCAGGCGATTTTGGCCTGGATTTCGACTACGCGATTTGGACCCCGGGCACGACCGTGTGCCTGACCTGGGTGAACTGGGACAGCAACTACCGGGACGTGGTCGTATTTCCGTCTGAGGCCGCCCAGATGAAGTACATGCACCGCGACCCGCAGACCCGGATCATCGAGTCACTCACCTACTGTGGGCAGGGCATGCCGATCCGCCTCGATATTCCTTTCTCTGAGGCCAACAAGTACAACTACGTTTACGCCGAAAACAATCTTTTCGGAGGCAAACGGCACAGGTTCTTCTACTTCATCACCGATGTCGTCTACGTGGCCCCCAACACGGTCGAAATCAGGGTGCAGCTCGACGTGTGGCAGACGTACTTCAAGGACGTCTACGTCAACCGCTGCTACGTCGAACGCGGCCACATCGGTATCGCCGCCGAGAACCAGTGGGACGACTACGGCCGTAAGTACCTTACGTGTCCTGAGGGCCTTGACATGGGCGCCGAGTATGTGATCGGCAAGACCTGGTATGAGACGATCGCCGCCACATGGTACGGGGACGGCTACGACAGCGGCGACTACGACGTCGTCGTCGCCTCCACGATCGACCTGGAACTGGAGTATGGGGACGTGAAGAACCCCAAGTTCCAGGCGGCCAGCGGCTCCAAGGCGGAGGGCCTGCCGAACGGGTGCTCCCTGTATGCGATGACAAACGGGGCCTTTGAGACCCTCGCCCAGTCGCTCGCGTTCGTCCCCTGGGTGGCGCAGGGCATCATCAGTATAATGGCGATCCCCAAGGGGGTCATCAACTTCGATGGCATGACTTCGGTGACGACACCCAACACGAAAGGCCCCGAAGACGGCAAGGAAGGCGCGAACATCACCCGCCCGGGCGCCGAGGTGTACCCGCTCACGAAGGGCTTCGGGGAGGGACACCTGGCCAACAACAAGACAATCAACTTGGCGCCGGGTTTCCGGGACGAGGAGATCATCCCCGAGAGGTACCGGCACTTGTGGAAGTTCTGGACATCCCCTTACATGATGTACGAGGTGACAACCTTTTCGGGGACCCCAATCCTGGTGAAGCCCGAGACGATCCAGGGCAAGAGCCTGGATATCACGCAGTGGGCTCATATTGTGCCGCCGTCGCCGCGCATCATGTACACGGTGAACGGTCAGAACCAGGGGTTGTGGGTGGCCGACGGGCAGAACCACAATTCAGAGCACTTCGATGCGATGACAGGGATCACGAACTTCCCGACGTTTGCGCTCACCAACAACTCCTACCTGAACTATATGGCCAGCAATGCCCACAGCCTCGTGTACCAGCACGCGTCCGCCGAGTGGTCCCAGCAGAAGGCGCTACGGGGCGCGGCGACCTCCTACAACCAGGCGGCGCTCTCACGCCAGCAGGCGGCTGATACAACCGATTTGAACAACCAGTTTGACTCGGCGCGCACCCAGTACAATGCTGACAATCAGTTACTGTCAAGCGGCGTTCACACTGTGGCTGGCTCACTGGGGCAGGCCCTGTCAGGAAACATCGGTGGCGCGGCGGCAAGTGCGATCATGGGTGGGTTTGACATGGGGATGCAGTACGGTAGCACCCTGGAGAACCAGCGGATGATCAACGAGCAGAGGAGTGCCATTACCGGGCTGGGTAACCAGTATGCGGCGCGTATTGCGGACAGCAATCTTGCGATGGCGAAATTTGCGGCCCAGGGCGACTACGCGAACGCGATCGCGGGTATTAATGCTAAGACGCAGGACGCGAAACTTATTCAGCCGACTACGGTGGGCCAGCAGGGCGGGGATGCTTTCAATCTTGCGACCGACGACTGGAAGATCGTGTGCCGTCAGAAGTGCATTGACTCCGGCGCCGTGTTCCGTATCGGCGAGTTCTGGCTCCGGTACGGGTACGCAATGAACTGCGCAGTACAGCCGCCCCAGGATCTCATGTGCATGACGAACTTTACGTACTGGAAAATGCAGGAAACGTATCTGGCGCCGTCCGACTGCCCCGAGGGATTCCGGCAGTCGATCCGTGGTATCCTTGAAAAGGGAGTCACGGTGTGGCGGAACCCGAATAAGATTGGGGTCACCGACTATGCCGACAATAAGCCGATCGCGGGGATAAGGATCTGAGAATGCCCTCAACACGTAGCGACTATGTGAAAGAAAATATTTACGAAAACTTCGGAGTCCCGGCCACCAAGGTAAACTCCGCGAAGAACCGCGAGGCCGTCATCCAGTCCATGTACCGGAGAATCATCTCCGAAATGTGCATGAATAGATTCAACTGGCAGGGTATGCCTGACACAATCGACATGCGCTACCTGGAAATGCTGCTCCTCACCGACGCCCTCGCTGTCTTCTACTATGACCAGGAATACTCCCGATACATGGCCCTCAAGGGCACCGGTCTCGGGACCCCGAATATGTACGACAACCCTGTCGAGTACAATGTGTACGGGAACATGCTGTACTCGAAAACCCTGAACTCGAAAGAATGCGTCCCCATCTGGGCGAACTACATGCGCATCCCCGACATGGACATTATTGACGTCTACTCACAGAGGCTCGCCACGATCGCCCGCACGTTCGAGATCGACATGCTACACGCTAGGCACCCATTTGTGATCGCCGTCAACAATAACGAGTACAACACTTTTGCGAATGTCTACAAGGAAGTCGTCGACGGTCAGCCTGTGATTTTCGGCACCGAAATGATGACCCATGACGCTCTTGCTAACAAGATGGCGGCGTTCAACACCGGCATCTCGGCGGAAACCCTGCGGTACGTCTCCGAGGCCCTGTCCCGCACCTGGAATGAATGCATGACCATGCTCGGCATCATGAACGTCAACTCAGAGAAGCGAGAGCGCATGGTAGTAGAGGAGGCCTCCGGCTCCTCGGGCCAGGTGCTCGCCATGCGAGCCGTGTCCCTGAACGCGCGCCGTCAGGCGTGCGACCAGATCAATAGGCTGTTCGGCCTAGACATCTCGGTGGAGTGGAATTTGGATGACGACGCTGACGCCGGGGCCCCGCCAATGCTTGGCGGCATGGGCGGTGGCCTGGGTAGTACTGACATGGAGGGGATGAACCCCAATGGCTGATTTTACGATGGAGCTGCGCGAGGTGATCGCACGGCAAGGGGTCAATCGTATAGGCCTCTCGTCCTACCCGATCTTTGACGAGGCCTACAGAGAGTACCTGAATCAGAAGATCATTGACCACTACTACTACAACGAAATCGGGGCTGAATCGGTTGACATGTGGATACGGCAGATGTCCACCAAAATGAACGAAATCATGCCGTACTACAATAAGCTCTACCTGTCTGAGCTCGTGGAAATCGATCCGCTGTCCACACAGGACACACACAGCACGAGCGGTCAGAAATCGGCCTCCTCGCAGGCCAGCAAGGGCTCACAAGAGGCCGACACGAAGAACCTGACGGACAGCACGAACGACGGCACTAGTAGGACAGTGCAGTCCCAGATGCCCCAGGTGAGGCTCGCTGGCAACAAGGACTATGCGACCGCCGCCACGGATGTTGCTTCCCGCGGGTCAGGAACCAACAAGGTCTCCGGGTCCTCGAAGTCAATGTCAGAAAGCAGTGGCTCTAATCAGGCAGAGTCGTCGCAGGAGGCCCATTCGTGGGGGTATACTGGGCATACGGCGCAGCTGATCGCGGCGTGGCGGCAGACCTTCCTTAACATCGATCTTATGGTTATCAGTGAGCTCGCGGAGCTTTTCATGGGGATTAGGAGTAGTAATGACAGCATCACCGGATCAGAATACATCGGTCCCTTCCGTATCTATTCCCGAATTTACTAGGCGCCACAAGTTCGACGACGGCGACTACTCGCTCGTCCCACATGACTATGCTCTCACCAACTCGGTGCCATTCACGTATCGTGATGGTTTCACCTACCTACAGGTGATCGAGGAGCTCCGCAGGTGGGTGAACGAGGGCCTACGGAACGCACTCAACACGTCGCTGGAATCTCTCGCAGCCGACTACAACACCCGCATCGGCAAACTCTTGTCCGATATTCGTGACGAGGTCGGCCAGTATGAGGGCCTCCCGGACCAGATGAAGAGACGCCTCAACGAGGCCATCAACGAGTACCGCGACGATTTCGATATCTTCCGCGAGATGATCCGTGAGGAAATCCAGCGGGAAATGCACCACGACCACGTCGAGATCTTCAACTGGCTCACAGGCCGTCGCGATACACTCGACAATTTCATGCGGGACCTCGACAACCGGGTCCTCGTCAACGGCCTCTTGGCGGCCGACTACTCCCGCGCGGGCTTCACCTGCAAGGAGTGGGACAGCTTGCCCATGACCATCAGTGAACTCCAGACCCAGGGGAAGATTTTCGTCGACGCCTACAGCCGCGAATACATCCACTCCCCCATCTCGGGGCGCCGCATGCACGTCTCCCTCGCCCTGTCCGAGGTGTACGAGGCCCTATCCACAGGTAACGAGCCCATTTCCACCATGCCGCTATCCGCTATCGCAGCAGCCACGATCAAGGACCTGCAGAAGCGGGTCTGCAGATAAATAAAGGAGAACACAATGCCAGCAACCAACCACACCAAGAATTTCAGTCTCCCCCAGTACATTGACTCCGACCATTTCAACATTGTCGGCGACTTCAATGGGGCCATGAGCAAGATCGACGAAACCCTCGGCGAGTCCCTCGTCACCGCGAAGGCCGCCTCCCGGGACGCCACTTCCGCTCTCGCGTCCGCCAACGACGCCTCGGACAATACTGCCGCCGCGAAGGAGGCCGCCCAGTCGGCGCTCTCCGTGTCTGCAACCGCGAAGGGTGACGCGCAGAATGCGAAAATTCAGGCGGGTGAGGCGAAGACGCTCGCAGAGCAGGCGGTGGCGGCGTCGACGTCGGCGGCGTCCTCAGCAAACAACGCGCTCAAAAACTCGAACTCTGCAATTTCTACGGCGAATAACGCCTCCCAGGCGGCGGATGCGGCGTCGGCGGCCGCCGCTAACGCCCAGAACACGGCGGCAAGCCTCGCGGGCGGTATCGCCGAGGCCAAGACTGCTGGTAACGCGGCCGCGAACCTTCGCACCAGGTACTACAAGTTCACGGACGGCCTCACCGACCGGAAGATGCGCTCCGACAACAACTCTACCTCTAAGACGGTTGTTGAAGGGAAGATGACTCTCGACGCCAACGACGTCATCACTGTGATCGGCAACGCCCACCATGACACTCAGGGGTCGAACGCCATCCACTGGTACCTGTACCTTGTGAAGCCCTCGGGTGCGGGCGTGTGGATGGCCAACGCGGGATCCCAGGGACCGTGGGAGGGCGCGTATGTGCACTCCCAGGTGTCGGGGGTTTTCCGTGCTGACGAGGGGGCGGGCGAGTACAAGGTGTCTCTCCGTTACCTTGGTCCCACGGACCGTGACACCACCATTTTCATGAGGAACACTCACATTACTGTTCACTGATCACCATGGCTTTCGACGATACTCATAAAAAGTGCATGATCGCCACCCTGGCGACCGTGGAGGCGAGCAATGATTACGGCATCATCTCGGCTCCCGATACCCTGTCACTCGGCATCGGCCAGTGGACGCAGGGGCGCGCATACGACCTGCTGAAGAGGTTTTCTGCGGGCACATCTTTTGGGGGTACCGTCGACGGCTGGCTGGCGGAGGGCAGGGACTCGTGGACGATCGGCGCCAGGAAGTACCAGTACCTGGGGTCGGGCGACCGGAGCGCCCTGTCCTCCGCCCTGGACTCTGATGAGGGGCACCGGATCCAGAATTCGCAAATGTTGCAGGATCTTGAGGAGGACTATATCCCCAGGTGCCGTGAGTTGGGGATGGACCCGGAGGGTGAGACTGAGGCGTGCATGCTGCTGATCGTGGTGATGCACCGGTGGGGGAATTACGCCGCGATCCTGGGGCGGCTGGCGGCGGGTGCGGGAACCCCGGCGACCCTTGATTCGATGGCCGCGGCGATCAAGTATGAGGGCGAGTGGTATGCGGTCGGTCAGAGGTATGAGATCGCCTACCGGATGATCGCGAATTTGGAGACCAACGGCGTGGAACTGGATCCGGGGGAGTCCGGGAACGACATGGGGGCGAACGAGCTTCGGGGGCTGAAAGCGGGCGAGAAGTCCAAAAGCATCAAATACATCCGCTCCAGCAACGACGGGTCCCTCACCGTCTTCCTTTCGGATGATTCTACTATTAGGGCCTACCCTAGCGCTGACGGATACTATCGCCCCGAAAAAACGGTCGAGAAACGTGAACAGAAGAAAGATTCTGGCGGCGGCGGCGGCGGAGGTGGTGGCGGCGGAGATGCTTCTAAGATGACGCAGCTGGCCATCGACTCGATCGGGAAGTTCGAGTATCACCAGTGGTATGAGGCCCGCCTGCACCCAGACCAGACTGGTGTCACCGACTGTAGTGGCTTCTGCTGGTGGTTGTACAAGACGTGCTGCGACATTGATATTGGCCCTGGCGGGACTGCCGAGATCTTCGGCAACACCAGCAGCGGCTGGGTTGTTGCCGAGGGCGAGGGGTCGTTCAACGCCTATGACCAGGTGAAGGAAGGGGATCTGGTTGTGTGCCGGTGGTATTCGGGGGGCGGCCATATCGAGTACTGTACTGGCGGTGATGGGGGCGGGGAGAGTATTGGGGCCCGGGGGCCGGATGGGCATTCGGAGCCGCACTACGGAAACTTGTCTATGTTCGCGGGGTGTTCGTGGGAGTTGAGGCGGTACCTGTGACTGATTTTTCGTACTACAGCTACGACAATGTTCTCTCATACGGCGCTGCCATTAACATGGTGATGGGCGCCAGGGGTTTGGGTAAAACGTATGGTGCGAAGAAAATCGCGATCAAGAACGCTATCCGGTATGGGAAGACGTTCATTTACTTGCGGCGCTACAATACGGAGCTCAAGCAGGTGTCGACGTTTTTCGACGATATTGCTCATGAGTTCCCGGGATGGGAGTTCTGCATGCAAGGCAGGATAGCGTGTGGTCGTGTGGAGGGGGACAAGAAATGGATCCCGCTCGGCTATTTTCTTGCGCTCAGCACCGCCGGGAACGTGAAGTCAGTGCCATTCCCTAATGTCACGACAATCATTTTTGATGAGTTTATTATCGAGACAGGAATCACCCGGTACCTTCCTGACGAGGTACGAAAACTACTGGATTTCTACAGCACCGTAGATAGATACCAGGACAAGACGCGCGTCCTCATGCTGTCAAACTCTGTGAGCATCATGAACCCGTATTTCGCGCAGTGGCAGATCATGCCAGGCGATCGCGAGTTCGTGAAATTCGGTGACGGATTCGTGATCGCCCACTTCGTGGAGTCCGAACGATTCGCGAGGGAGGTTCGCAACACGCGTTTCGGCCGCTTCATTGAGCACTATGACCCCACGTACGCGGACTATGCTGTGGATAACGCGTTCCGCGACAACGACGGCAGACTCGTATGCAAGAAAGACGGTAGGGCGCGGTACATGTTTACTATCCGCTGCGATGCCGGGTCTTTCTCGGTGTGGAAGTCGGTACGGGCCGTGTTTATCCAGCGCCGGAGGCCCAAGAAGGACGAGGTGCTGTATACTATCACTGACGATATCAGGGAGGGGGAGATCGGGTTGATTCGTAGCGATAATATCCCGGCGTGGCTCAGGACGCGGTACCGGAACGGGGAGGCATTCTTTGATTGTGCAGCTTCCCGTAATTCGTTTCAGGAGCTTTTCCTGTGACACTACATATTAACGCTGAGATCATGGCGACATGGTGCGGCCTCGTCACCGTCATGATCGGAATAGTTGCATGGATGTCCCGCCAGATGCACCGAGTATCGCAGATGCTTGACGACTGGCGGGGCACAGAGGCGCGCCCGGGCGTGCCGCGTAGACCCGGCGTCATGGAGCGCCTGGAAAAAATAGAGAACGACGTCTCGCGCGTCGTCAAAAACACGGAGGAAAAATGAATCTCAAGCCTCAGACCCGACGCTACCTGTACAGGGTTTCCATCGCCGTCCTCGCGCTCGCCGCCTTCTATGGCGTCGTCGCACAGGAGGCGGTCCCTGTCGTCACCGGCCTCGTCATGGCGGTGCTGGCAGTCGCGGATGTGAATGTGAATGACGACTAATAGTTCTCTGGGCGATATTGCGTACCGGATCACCCAGAATGATTGCATTGGCTACAGCCAGCCGGAGCGGCTCACCATCTATGAGCTCAGCGGGCCGGATGACACGTCACGGATGGTGAACGTCGACTGCTCAGAAATGGTCTGTGCGACATTCGCCTGGGCGGGCGCACCGATCTTCACCCGTGACATGTGGACCGGGTCCCTGCTCTACCAGGCGCAGCGGTCCGGCCAGTGCGACGACTGGGCGTGGGACGACGACTACGAGCCGCAGGACGGGGATATTCTCCTCGCCGACGGACACGTCGGCATGATCGGCCACATGCTGCTGTGTGAGGCGTGGATCGCTGAGGACGGGTCAATCGACGGCTACAGGGGCGACAGTGGTGGCGAGGTACGCGCCGTCGACTACTGGTCCCACCCATTCACTACTGGATACAAGTGGTACCGGGTCATCCGGTACCGCGGCGACAACGAAAATGGAGATGATATTGACATGAGTGAGAGCACCGAGTACCTCAAGGCCATCTACGAACTGTTCCGTAGCGGCCAGGAGGGCAAGAACTTTGCGGGTGACATGAACTGGTACGCGCGCGCGAGCTGGCAGGAGCTGTGTGCAATCCGCGAGTCCGTAAAGAACGCGGAAAAGCAGAACTCGCGCATCATCGAGATCCTGGAAAAGAAGTGACCTGAGATGCCCGTCGCATTCATTACCGGGCGCGTGACCGACTCATCCGGGATGGATGCGACGGGCACGCTCACCATCAGCCCCGACCCCAGGGTCGTCATCGCAGACGACGGCGTCATCGTCGAGCCCCGCACCGAGAAAGTCCACGGCGAATTCTCAGTGCCCGTCCACGCCCCCAGCGACATGACCAACCCCCCACCGCCCTGGACATACCACATTGTGCTCGCCCGCATGGCCGGCATGATGCGGGTCCCCATCATCGACATGCACTGCCAGATCCATGAAGGCGAAAACCGTATCACCAACTTGATCTCCTCCTACCCCGTGTCTCCCGCGCACCTGACCGAGATCGAGCGGCAGGTACAGGGCGTGCAGGACACCGCCTCACGGATCTACGAGCAGATCGCCGCCGGGCGCATCAGAGGGCCTCAAGGAGACAAAGGGGACCGTGGCCCTGAAGGCCCCGAGGGTCCCCCTGGGCCCCCTGGTGACAAAGGAGAACGTGGCCGTCGTGGTCCTATCGGTGTTGGGCTGGAAGGGCCGCCTGGAAAAGACGGTAAGGACGGCAAGCAAGGGGAGCGTGGCCTCAAGGGGGAACGCGGGGGCAAGGGTGACCCAGGTGAGCGAGGCTTCAAGGGAGACAAGGGCGAGCGTGGTGAGAAAGGAGACCGGGGGGAGAAAGGAGACCGGGGGGAGAAAGGAGACCGGGGGGAGAAAGGCGACAAGGGCGACCCGGGGCATTCAGCGTACGTGCCGGCGTTCGCCCAGCAGTCTGCCTACTACTCGTATGAACAGCTGAAAGCATGCCTCCACAACGGGATGTTGGTGGATGATTCGACGATCAAACTGTCGCAAGGCAGCACTGTCACCACCCCGTGGCTGAAGAGCTGGGCTAGATACATGGCTGTCACAGTGCAGATCCGTGGCGAGAACTTCGTGGGTGACGCACATGACAAGACGCGTCTCCAGCTGGGTATCGAGTATCAGGCAACCACGAACGTCAAGTACAGGACCTCGACGACGATCAACAAGTTGTCGTCCTACGAGATGGTGGCGGTGATCCTTCAGGCGCCACTCAACCTAATTGAGTTGGGCAACATGAAGCAGGTGCGAGCGTTCGTGTACTGCCCTGATGACATGGGCCGGTGCTGGATGGATGTGATCGCGGTGCACCGGGTGCCCGTGTTGGCGAACGCGTCGTGGGAGACACCGTGGCAGACTACGCAGATGATGTGATTGAGTATTAAATGAGCCGCCCGGTAGGTTTCTGGCCTACCGGGCGGTTTATTACGCTCGGGTCACTTTGTTTGGTCCGGGTAGTTAATTCAGGAAAAAATTTGGCGACCGGTCGGTAGATTTTCGAGGTAGTGTCTATCAACCTAACGGTCGGTTAATAGGAGGGTACAAATAACCGCCCGGTCGGTTCGCACCGACCGGGCGGTTAATTCAAGGTTCTACCAGCACAGGGCGGTGCAGGCGTCCGCGATGGCCTCCACCTCGTCCGCCGCGACCCGGCGGAGCCTAACCGTCCACTTGGTAAGGCGAAGGGTGGTGATGATGTCGCGGCAGATCCATGACACCGTGTCATCATCCAGGGTGGTGGACAGATCAATCAGATCCTGTGCCACCCGGGTGGCATCCCGGGCCAGGTCGTTGACAGTTCCATCGTCCTCGGCTGACCGGATGGCGGCGGTGAGGGCCCATGCGGCCTCCTCGACCTTGCTGACCTCAACCTTGATGTCCATTGGGTTCTCCTTTGCTCTGGGATGGGTTGGAGTATTGAGTTGTAGATCCAGTATGCCGGTATGTGGGCGTTGATCACTACTTATGTGACAGGTTGTCAGGGTGATCTGGCGCACTTATTTGTTTACGTTAACTGTGTGATCGTGCCTGCCTGTTGATGACATGTTGTCAGATACTTTATATGACACGTTGTCATCAATATGTGTACACTATCAAATTATTAAGTAGCAATTATGTTCAAAGATCCTGTATACCCGTCTCTGCTCGAACGGCTTCATCGCAAACGATGTTCGAGATTGTAGAGGAGTCGACATAAATGAACTCATTGGAGAACACTTCGGTGTAGAACCAACCAAACTTACGATCGAACCCGACATAAGTGGCTTTGTTCGGACAATACCAGATGCAGTAGCGTCCCGAGGTCTCGCTCAGAGGCAGGTGATTGACAAGAGTGAAAATCTCACGGATCTCATCTGTATAAATATCATGAAACGTCCTCAAGTAAGTGGTCTTGAAACGAAGCCATGTCATTGGCTCCTTCGCCACTTCAAGGTACTGAACATCATAGTCCATGGCGCACTCCTTCCGTGTGTCATACCAACTTACATGCCCCGCACGCCAGAACACAAGCATGAAAATGTGTGAGCTGCGCCATAAAGAGCTCCATA